ACTACTGCCCTAATCTGTCCATCTAATACTTGACCTAAATAATGTGCATCTTGCGGAGTGGGCATTTTATGTTTAATAGCCCAATCTTTAAGATTTTCCTGATTAAGTAATATCAAACAACGCCTCCAGCCTCCATTACATAATCAGTAGAAGCCCAATGCAATTCAATTCCTTGACTAGCGGCATTAAGGTTTACAGAGCCTGTATAACCTATTCCTGTTACGCCTTGCCAAATTTTAGTGGTAATAAGACCGCCAGCCCATACATTTCCATCCCATTTTGCTTTATCCCAAGCACTTTCTGATTGGGCACTTGGGTTAAATGAAACAGCGCCTAATTGGGATTGGGTGTCAAAATCTACGCTAATACCACATAAAACGCTTGGTATGCCACCTGAAGATTGCAAAATAGGCCTTACCATAGTAAATCGTTTTAACTGTCCTGGAGAATCAAAATAGCTATAGGCTTGTTGTGCAGTTGCTGTAATATTGTTTTCATCATCAGATGTAGCTGAATAGAAAATACCTACAAATCCATTGCTTCCAAAGTGCATATCGGCATCGCCTGACACTTCCCAGCAATACCCTTGAATATTGGTAAATCTAGCCCAAGCCTTTGTAATAGTGTGCATTACATATTGTTCTATTCCATTAGGAATTGGAATGTTTAATATCAACATATTTTCGCCAGCAAAATAGTTAATTTGCCAGCCAAATTCAGCATAATACAAACTTGCTGCTTGGCTTACAGCGTAATAAATCTTATCTGTTAAGTTAATTCTAGGGTCTAAACGGCTAGACTGAAGGGCTGAAGCAAGAGGCACTAAACCGTCTTGAGTAAGTAAAAGAAGGTCTCCAGCCCATTTAAAAAAGCATCTACGGCTAAATGTTTGACCTAGTTGCCATACACCTTTTAAAGCCCAAGTTGTTGCAGAACTAGGGTCTGTACCGTTATAAACAATAACTTCACCCATACTGGTTACAAACACAGCATAGTCATCTGCGCCTTGTCCAGCATCAAGTGTCCATGTACCCATAGCTTGCAAATAACCAGAATTACGGGCAATAGAACCAAAATAAAGAGGTGAAGCTGCGCCACCAATAGAATCTACGGGTAAATACCAACAATTAAGAGTATCTTTTTGCGTAAAATACAGTCTATTTTTAAATAAATTAACGCCAATAAAAGTATTACTATTTACGCCAGTTATACCAATAGTTGTATAAGTTCCTACAACACTTGCATTAGCGGCAGGTGCAGTAGCCATTGTGTAGGTAAAAGTAGTTGCCCCAGTAACTGTAATAACATAAGTGCCGTTGTAATTGGCTTCAGTAGCACCAGAAATAGTAACTCGATTACCCGTTATTAATCCATGTGCTGTAGCGGTAGTAAGGGTGGCAGTTAAATTGCCTGTTCCACCCCTTGTAATACTTGAAATTGTTTGTGCAGTAGTGGTTGTAGCTACATAAAACCATGCAGTACCGTCATAAATCATTACTGGGTCTACGCCATTACAGGCGACTAAAAACTTACCTGCTGTGTTAGTTATATTGACTGATTGCAATTTATCGCTAGTAATACCGCTAAATACCTTAACCGAAGGGTTAACTTTAGTTTCCCAAATATCTGTGCCTGCCGCACCAAATAATTTATACCCTGCATTTGTGGTGTAATTCATTAGCGTATTAACAGGGGTTGTAGCTTGGTTTAAATATGTTCCTACTACAGTTGCGTTGTTGGCAGGGGTACTTGCCATTGTGTAAGTAAATTTAGTAGTGCTTGTAACAGTAATTTTAAATACACCACTATATGCAGCAGGTGTTGTGCCTGTAATAGACACATAAGCACCTGTTGTTAAACTATGTGCTGTAGCCGTAGTTAAAGTAGCTGTAGTGTCTACATAGGTAATACTGCTAATAGTTCTCACATTTGTAGAAGTGGTCAAAATAGAACTTACTGTGTAGCCTTTACGCATAGTGACATCGGTAGGCGTAGGAAACCAGTTAACTAGCTGTACAGCATCCATTGGTTGCATGTTTGCAAGGGAATCTCTAGCGTTCCAGCCACCAATAGGCGCTGGTACAGAAGCCGTTTTAGCTGTGTTTTGTTTAGGGCGTTGTAATAGCATTACGAACCATAGCCTGTGTCTGGAATATTAGCGTAGCCAATAAGCACTTTGCTTGGATATGGTGCAAATGATAGGTTAGGTGCGCCTTTGTCGTTAGCTTTAGCAATAGTCAATACACGCTGATAGTCTTGAGAAACAACGGTAGTATCAAAGCCTTTAATGCCCCAATATTTCATTTTGGTAAACAAAACCATTAAGCGGTCATCAAAAACAGTTGTATCTGAGTCAGCAGTAAAGCTATTTTTAACTGCGCCAGCAGCACTTCTTGCCCAACCTTTTGACCTGTATTCCCAACCCAAATACTCTTGGGTATTCATAACAGGCCATATTTGGAATTGATTATCTAGTATTCTCCAGCGCACTCTTGGGCCTGTAGAGATGTAACCAGACTTTAGCCATTGCCATTGTTGTGCATCTTCTGGCCCTAACATTTCCCAATGCTTAGATTTATCCCAATGGGTTCTGTTAGTAATTGTTTCAAAGTCATCAGGAAGGTCATAAGCGGTTTGGGCGCATACTACTGATTGCACGCCAGTACCACTAGCCATTTGACTCATTACTACTACTTTAGTAGTGTTATTTGCACTTACAACATAAGTGTCTTGAGGGATGTTATAACCAGTTAACTGCCATTGGCTTGTAACACCGCTTAAATCTGTGCCCGCCTCAAAAGTTAATGTAGTAGAACCATTAACAGTTGTGGCATTGGCGGTTATTGCTTGTGTGTAAAAACGATACTGCACTTGGAGTGCTTGCCAATCATATTCTTTTAGCAAGTCATAACCAGCACCATTCATCAAAGCAAGAATTTGTTGCACATCTTGTGATGTATTGCCGATTACAAAAGACGGTACAGCCAAGTTTAACTCGGCTGCGGTCTGTTGCACCATTTGAAGCATCGTTTGGGACATATTAAGCCTCTACTACTTTCGGTTTACGGGTTTTTGGGGTCTTTTCCGCAACCGCAACAAGTAGTGCATCCATTTGTTCCTGCATTTTGGATAGCTTCGCCTCGGTTTCTGCTGTTATTTTAGCATTTTCTTCTTTAAGTGCTTGCAATTCTGCCTCTCTTTGTGCTACTTCAGCAGAATCATTGGCTAAATTTAAAAAAGCCTTGGCTTTTAAGCGAAAATTATGTGGTGACATACCAGCTACCATACCAATACGCTGTAGCTGTTGGTCAGAACAGTCAGCAATAGACTCTACTGTTGCAAATTTAAGCCCACGCAATTCATCAGCTTGACTGCGGGTAACTTGAGGCCATTGGTCTAAAGGTGTACCAACAATATCTTGATGATTTGCTACTTGGTTTTGGTAATGTGCCCATTGACGAGGAAAACGCTGTTTATGGGAATCTTGGGCGTAAGTATCAATTTCTGTCAAATTATCGCCAGGAATCATAATTTTTACAAAATCAAATTCTTTAAAAATCGGTCTATTTGCTTCATTTGAAGCATCTTCTTGCTTAACGCTTTTTTTATAGAATTGGACTGCTAACCGTGAATCTGCGCCTTGTGTATCGGACTCTATTGCCATTTTTAATACTCCTAAGTGGTTAGGGGGTTATAAAAAAATAAAAGGGACTCCCCTTTTGAGAGAGTCCCAGTTTTACTACATATTCAATTTAAGAGGGTTAACCTATTAAACAGAAGCTGCTGAGAACCAACCATAATCGCCAGAAGCCATTGCGGTTGTTGGTGCTAAGTAAGTACCAGCAGAAGCGGTAGCTACAAAGGTTGAAGCGTTAATAGAACAAGTAGCTGTAGAAGCTGTAATTGCTGCACCAGCTTTTGCCCATACATAACGACGACCATCGGAAGCAAATACTTCTGCACCGAGTGGGCCAAAGTTAGGAGTTGTGCCACCGTTTAATGCCATTTCAGCAACAGTTTGTGTATCAACTAAATCAATCCCTGATAGGGGGGTAATGGTATATGCCATGATATTTTCCTTAAATAATGTGGTGTTAGAAAGGGCTTTCGCCCCGTCTATTAGGTTGTCAACAAGCCTTGTAGGAAGCTGTTAGAAGTAGTCAAGTTACCAGCCCAACCGTATAACTTCACGATTGCGTCTTGGTTGATTGACTGTCTTTCGCCACCAATAGGTACAAAGTTGCGTTCTTTATGTGGACGCAAGAAGATGTAGTTAGTGTTCAACATATACATGTATGTAGCTGTTTCTTGTGAACCATAACCACCACCTAGTACCACATCAGCAGATGTACCACCACCGTAGAACTTGAGGGAAGCAAAACCAGCAGCGCCTGATTCTTCAGCAGCAATACGCTGAATAGACTGCAATGCGCCTACATAGTATTGATACATTGTGTTACCAGCAACAATCAAGTCAGCTTTGTCTGTACCACGAATCTGCTTGATAGCAGCAGTAGTCATAGAAGCCAAGATGTTTGCAGAAGTAGCACCTGTAGTGATTTGGTTCTGCCAGAAAGTCCAAACAGCACGGTTAATACCACCGTAAGTGCCTGAAGTTGGAACAGCAGCAACCGCAGCGCCTAGACCATCCAAGTTCTTACCACCGTTACCAGTACCATCACCATACAAGTCACCAGAAATACGGTTCAACAAGCGGGCTTCAGAAACTTGCATACGACCATCCAACAAGTCGATGATTGCTTCTTTAGAACTGTTTTGCAACATCTCTAAACCAGACATTGTTACTGAGTCTGCATATTGTGAGATTTTGAACTGGGCAGCAGAAATAGGGCTATCTGGTGCAATGTTCAATACTTCATATCCGCTATAAGAATTAGCGTTGTTTGTTGCGCTATCGTCATACATGATTTCTTCCAAAATCACATTACCGCCTGAGAATGGGCGTACATTGCCCTTCTGATTCAAGCGCTGAAGAATTGCGTTGTTTTGTGTTAAGTTGTCTGCCAATTCACCGCTACGACTTTGAATAGTGGTAGCGATAATATCGGTAATTGCTGAGTTAGCGAATGCCATGATATATCCTTAAAAAATGTGCCAAAATTGGCTAGTTAAACCCGACGACTCATTGCTTCGCCTAATCCTTCGGCTATTAATGACCGTCTATCCTTTTTATCTTCTGGATTACTCACTTTTCCACTAGGAGTAGTGGACTTAGGACTAACCGCAGCAGCCTTAGCCTTCGCTACTTGCTGTGCTTTGATTGCTGATTGTTTAGAATCTTTCAAGAGTCTATCTTGTTCTAATTCCCAAACATCGTCATTCATACGCACGGCTTTCTTGTAGGCCGTTTCTAGGTCTTGGGCTTTCCCTAACTCAAGTAATTGAGCCATTTCTTCCCTTACCACATCAAAATGCGGAAACTTCTCCACATCACTTCTT